TTCGTAAGTATAGTGAAGACGGGCTAATCGATTTAATCAATCGAGGTGTCAAAGCTGAACTAATCTATATTGACGGTGACCATAGGGCACCCGGAGTATTGACAGATTTGGTTCTAGCGTTTAAACTACTAGTACCGGGTGGAGTTATCTTATGTGATGATGCGACTGTTTGGAAGTTTAAAGATAAGAACGGAACTGAATCAGCGCAAATGGCCCCTAGAATGGCTATCGAGATGTTTATTCAATGTAACTGGCATCTTATCGAACCGTTAAAAGTACCCGATCCTTGGCAAACTGCATTTAGAAAACTATGAACTTATATAGAAACAACATAACACAAGTAGAATCAGCATACATCATCACTGTTAAAGGTAACGCAAACAGTGAGAAGTATTCTAAACAATGTCAAGATAGTTGTGCTCAACTAGGTATGCCATTTAAAGTATGGGATGCTTATAACGGAGTCAATCCCGGAGAAATCATAGAACCAGATAATCTAAAGAATGATAGATTTATGAACATGATTAAGATTACTGACCACTATCTAACTCGTGGTGAAGTAGCATGTGCATTAAGTCATATCAGTCTCTGGGAGCATTGTGCTACAATTGATAGACCAATTGTAATCTTAGAACATGATACTGTTATGGTTAAGAAGTTTGAAGAACATCAAAGCTATAATACTATTTGTTACTTAGGTGGTAGTGAGTGGGCACAACAAGGATGGAAGATGTATCCTATCCCACCTCATGCTAGTGAAGGCCCTAACTGGTTGTTTATCTGTCGTGCTCACGCATACAGCATAGACCCTCAAATGGCTAAGAACTTACTAAGTTATGTATTGAAGCATGGAATTAATGCTCCATTAGATATTATGCTTAGGGCAGACTTGTTTGCTATTGTTCATCAAGGCTTATATGCAACTGACGTGATGAGTGATAAAACTGACACTACTATCGCAGCTAGACCGTTCGAGGGTAGAACAACTAAGCGCAACGACAAATTAGAATGGTAAGGTTTCAGTCAGATAAGTAAGTATCTGATGAATGTATTCCAACTCAACTACGATGCCAGACTCAGAAGCTGGTACGACCTAAGAGCCGAAATTGACGGCTCACTAACCCAAAACAAAGCAATAGAGATTGATTCTTGGTGGCAAAAAGCCCCCTTAGTCAATCACTATCTGCACATCCTCGATAGTCACGCTTGGCCCGGTCCCTGGGATCTTTTGGTAGAAAACACCTATTGCACTATTGCAAGAGCAATCGGAATGTGTTATACTTTGTTATTAGTTGGAGTAGATGATATAGAGTTAGTGGAAGCTACTGATAAATCAGGTGAGGACGTGATATTAGTCCTGGTCGATAACGCAAAATATATACTTAATTACTGGCCTGATACGGCTATAAGTAATACTCTAACAGATTTTGCAATCAAGCGTACAATAGATATCTCAAATCTAAAAACAAAAATATAAGGTGAATAATGCATAAAATTAACGTGGTTAAACGTGACGGGACCAGTGTCCCCCTAGATATCTCAAAGATACAAAGACAAGTAGCGTATGGCTGCAGGGGTATTGATAATGTTAGTCCTAGCATGATTGAGATTAAAGCTCAGATTGAACTACATGACGGTATGAGCACTGAAACGATTGACGAACTATTGCTCAAGGCTATGGTGAACTTGATTGATGAATCGGAGAATCCGGACATCAATAACGTAAACTATCAGTATGTTGCTGGTAGACAGAAAGTAAGTATGCTTCGCAAAGAAGTGTACGGAGATTATGAACCACCTAAATTGTATGAGATTGTAAAGAAGAACGTAGCAAACAAATCGTACACGCCTGAATTGTTAGAGTGGTATACAGAAGATGAATGGAACATTATTGACTTGTTTCTTGACCATAGCAAGGACGAAAATTACACTTTCGCGGCTATCGCCCAATTGGCAGAAAAGTACTTAGTGCAGAACCGTGCTACTGGTCAGATTTTTGAAACACCGCAAGTTAGATATGCTATTGCTGCCGCAACTGCATTCCACAATGAACCAAAAGAAACAAGATTAAAATGGGTAAAGGAATATTATGAAACAGCTTCTGAAGGTCATTTCACTTTGGCTACCCCTGTTCTGGCTGGCCTTGGAACTCCTACTAAGCAGTTTAGTAGTTGCGTTCTTATTTCTAGCGATGATACATTAGACAGTATCTTTGCTGCAGGCGAGATGATGGCAAAGTATGCTAGTAAACGTGCTGGCATTGGCTTAGAGATTGGTCGCATCAGACCAGTCGGCGCACCTATTCGTAACGGTGAAATCAAACATACAGGTATGATTCCTTTCTTAAAGAAGTGGTTCGGTGACCTGCGTAGTTGTAGTCAAGGTGGATTGCGTAATGCAAGTTGCACAGTTACATTCCCAGTATGGCATTATCAGTTTGAAGACCTCATCGTTCTCAAGAACAATCAAGGCACAGACGAAACACGAGTACGTCAAATGGACTATTCAGTTGTGGTCAACAAGATGTTCTTTAATCGTTATAAGAACCAAGAGAACATTACACTATTCGACCCACATGAAGTCCCTGACTTGTATGAAGCGTACTACAGAGACAGTGACGAGTTTGAACGTTTGTACCATATGTACGAACACAAGCGAGGAATTAAAAAGAAAGTAATGCCAGCAGTTGAAATTTTCAAGAACGGCATTCTAAAAGAACGTACAGACACAGGCAGAATCTACCTTGTGTTTATTGACAACGTAATTAATCAAGGTCCCTTCGATACAAAAGTTGACCCGATTTATCAGAGTAATCTATGTCAAGAGATCCTATTACCTACTAAGCCCTTTCAACGTATTGAAGACGAGGCAGGTCGCATTGCACTATGTACATTAGGCAGTGTGAACTGGGGTGCATTTGCTAACCCGCAACAGATGCGTAAGGCATGTAGAGTATTAGTAAGAAGTTTAAGTAATCTCCTTAGCTATCAGGACTTTCTATCAGTGCAAAGTCGTTTGGCTAACTTAGACTTTGAGCCTCTTGGTGTAGGTGTTACTAACTTAGCTTACTGGCATGCAAAGCGTAGTTTCAAGTATGGAACTCCTGAAGCACTAGCAGAAGTAAAACGCTGGATGGAACATCAAGCATACTATCTCACTGAAATGTCAGTCGAGTTAGCTAAAGAAAAGGGAGCATGTGGTAAGAGTGCTCAAACATACTACGGTAAGGGTATCTTCCCTTGGGAGCGTAGAGCAGAAGGTGTTAATGAGTTAACTGACTTCTCGCCATCAATGGACTGGGAAACACTTCGCCAGAATCTATTGAAGTATGGCATTCGTAATGCTACACTAATGGCAGTAGCACCAGTAGAGTCCAGCTCAGTTGTGTTAAACTCCACCAATGGTATTGAAATGCCAATGGAATTGATTTCTGTTAAGGAATCGAAAGCTGGATCGTTTGTACAGGTAGTACCAGAGTACAAACGTCTAAAGAATCGCTATCAGCTAATGTGGGACCAAAAAGATTGTGTTGAGTACTTGAAAACGTCAGCCGTGTTAGCAGTTTACATTGACCAGTCATTGTCTACTAACACATTCTATAACCCTGCAAATTATGAAAAAGGTAAAGTACCTGGCACATTGATTGCTAAGAACTTGATGCTTGCATACAAGTGGGGCCTAAAAACCATTTATTACAGCCTAATCAACAAAGTGGGCTCAAAGGCTTCATTGACGGACGATAACAATGTTATCCCGTTCGTTAAGCAAGAAATCGTTGAGTTTGAAGACGATGAGGATTGCTTGGCTTGTAAACTTTAAGGATTATTATGATAATGTTAGACGCTTATAATATCAGCTTTATGCTAATGGACGCATGGCGCAAGCACGCTATACAAATGAGTGGGGCTTGTGAGAAACTAGGACAAGTTCCGGTCTACGCAGAAGTAGACGGTAAGCTCGTTAAAGTAGTAGATGTAACTACTGACGAGGGTAAGATAATTTTAAAGACAACAAATGAGTAAAGAACAATATAACCTATCTAAACAAACAAACTATCTCACTCGACAAATGTTCTTGGATCCGGAAGGACCAGTAACAGTACAACGATTTGAAGAAGTCAAATATCCGAGACTAGCTAAGTACGAAGAAACCGCACGTGGCTTCTTCTGGGTGCCAGAAGAAATATCATTAACTAAAGATAAGATTGACCACAGAGATTCAAGTGACGCTATCAAGCATATCTTTACTAGCAATTTGTTGCGTCAAACAGCACTAGATAGTATTCAAGGTCGTGCACCCAATCAAGTATTCAGTCCTGTAATCAGTATTCCTGAACTTGAAGCATTAGTGTCGAATTGGAGCTTCTTTGAAACTAATATCCACAGTAAATCATATAGTCACATCATTCGTAACGTGTACGGAGTCCCCAAAGACGAATTTAACAAGATACATGACACAACAGAGATTGTTAGTATGGCGGCAAATGTTGGAAAGTATTACGAGGATCTTCATATACTTAATTGTCGTAAAGAGGTCGGAGCGCCAGTTGACTTATATGAACATAAGAAGGCAATATGGATGGCTCTACATGCCAGTTACGCACTTGAAGCGTTACGTTTCATGGTATCGTTTGCAACAAGTCTTGCAATGGTTGAGAACAAGATTTACATCGGCAACGGTAACATCATCAGTCTAATCTTACAAGACGAACTATTGCACACTGAGTGGACAGCATGGTTGATTAACACTGTAGTCAAAGATGATCCAATCTTCCAGCAAATCAGTATCGAAATGCAACGCGAAGTATACGAATTGTATATGGACGTAATCCGTGAAGAAAAAGAGTGGGCAGTGTATCTATTCAGTAAGGGTGTAGTTATCGGCTTGAATGCAGATATTTTGTCAGACTTTGTAGACTTTACTGCATTCACTAGACTGAAAGAAATCGGTATCAAATACAATGAGCCTCACCCAAAGCATTCACCTATCCCTTGGTTCAATAAGCACGTGAATATTAATAAGAAGCAGTCTGCACTGCAAGAAACAGAATCTACAAACTATGTTATTGGCGTTATGTCAGACGAAGTAGACTTTGAAGAATTGCCACAACTATGAGTAATTGGAAAGCATTCCCCATGGACGAGCCGTGGCCCAAGGATAAAGAACTAGTGTTAGCTAGTAATACAGCTAGAGATGAAGATGCTACTGAATGTTATTTCAGTCTGCAAGGCTATAGTCAACGTCACTTTATTGAAAAGAAGACCGGTCAACCATTCGGGTTAATGAATTGCTGCTGGAAGCCATTACCCCCTCATAAGAAAATACGGTATGCTATTGCAGATAATTTGTCTAGCCTACTAACAGTATTAAAAGCATTTTTAAAAGGAAATTAAAATGAAAGCAATCGTATGGAGTAAGTATCACTGTCCTTTCTGTGACCAAGCTAAGGCTTTGTTAACAAGCAAGGGAATTCAGTTCGAAGAAAAGAAAATCGGCGACGGATACACTAAAGAAGAACTATTAGAAGCAGTGCCAAACGCACGTGCAGTACCCCAAATCTTTATCGACGGGGAACATATCGGTGGGTTCAATGAACTCAGAGCAAAATTAACAGAAAGCATTTAATGTCATTAGAAACAGGAAAAGTATACACGTTCAAAATGAACAGTGGTGAAGAGATGATGGGTAAGTTCATCGAGCAAGTAGGAAACTATCTCACAGTAGAATCACCGGTAACTATCGGTGCAGGTCCTAAAGGAATGCAGTTAATTCCTACACTATTTACCGTAGATCCAGACGCTCAAGTTACGCTAAATATTAATAGCGTTTCAATTTATGCTGAGACTGAGGAATCTATCAGATTCAAGTATATTGAAGCAACTACTGGAATTCAGATTCCAGAGAAGAAAATCTTAGTAGGATAAAGTAATGTTTCCAATCTGTCGTATAGGCGATCAAAATCAAATGGGTGGTGTCATCATTGATGGCTCAGCCACTGTATTTGCTGAGTTTCAGCCTGTGGGATTTATTGGAAGCCATTTATCTGAACACGCCCCTTGGGGAAACCCACATCCCCCGCATGCTTCCGCAGTAATAACTGACGGTAGCGCTACTGTATTTGCTGACTTTAGACCTGTTGCACGTCTAGGTTCTATGAATAGTTGCGGACACAGTATGATTCAGGGCGCACCAACAGTAATTGTAACATGAGTTTAACTCCATTAAATGTCAATGTGCTTGGCCAATTTTTAAATAATACAGGATTACAGATTAATCCTGTAGCAAATGCATATGCTGGCTCAAGCCCCAATATTAATACATATTATTCGGGGATGATTGTTAGTAACAGTATTGAACAATTAGTACGCGCAATGGCTATTGCATACACAAAGATTGGTACTGACCCAAACACTAAAGTCCTTCAAGCTACATACAACAACATGATTAGTATGGGTAGCACTACGATTCCAGCTCTTGGCTCAAGCGTCCCGTCAACTTATACAAGAAGTTATACAGGTGAACTAACTAAGTTCGGCTTCTTTAGATTGTTCGCTAAACAATCGTATGAAGAATTTAATTTAAGCAACAGTAACTACAAAGACTTTATCCAAACGTTTAGTAGATGCTATGGGGCAAGCAAGCATCTAAGTAGCACAATCGATGCATGTAATAGTGCAAACACCTATCTGGCAGGTACATATAGTACAATGAATGATTTGATTACGGGTGATATATCCGGGGTGTCATTAAGTATGACTACATGGGGAACTGATTTAATCACTTCGGGTAAGGTCATTGACTTAGCAAACATTAACCTGTTTGGTAACCCTGATGTATTGTTAAGAACCATTTATAGATATCGTGCAGTAACTAATTCATTGAACCTAGCATTATTAAGTTCAGGAATACCTACGAGCGATATATTAAATATCTGTTCAGGTACTCCTGCAACAATGGAACAACAGAGATTATTATACTCAGCGTTTAAAATTATTGTAGGCAGAGACTTAGAAGACATAATGCTTGTACTTAATTGTCAACTTGAGGGTGTATTTACCCTGGCTGACTTATTAGACCCTAAGAAACTATTCCCTAACAGCTATCAGACATTGACATACCCTATGTATAATGCACCGGGTCAACAGACAAATAGCAAGACTTACTATTTGATTTATAAAGACGGCGCAGTATCTGATGTAGATTTGTTTAATTTGGGTGCGACTTTAAGAAGTTATTTACCTAAGGACATTGCGTTTGCCTGTCAGGCATTTAGAAATACAATGTTACAGATAAAGAACATTCGAGGTATGAGTATTGAGAAGTTTGCACAGGTTGTAACTCACATGGAGCCAATTAGTGACCTACCCAATGTCAACGGAACAAACGTGCCCACAGATATTACATCAGCGCAACTAGCACTAGATAACATGCACAAGGGTTCTAATAGTGACGGTACATTTAATATGTGTGACTTTTTTGGATGCATTAGTAGCCAACACTATGATTGGGGACTGATGGAGCAGTTAATGGTTAATTGCTTGAGTTCAAGACTAAGCAATATTTACCAAAATATGTTTGAATTAATGAATACTAATTCAGCCGATTATGACACCTTATTACAAAATTTAATTGATGAAGCAAATATAGAGATTGCAAGCATCCTTATATCTAATCCAGACAGTAAGAAGTTGAACACATTATACAGTGAATTCGGAAGACTATTACAAATAGAACAAAACGCTAGAGAAGAAGTACTAGGTGATACTACTAATTTATCCGGAAATACCCAGGATATCATTACGTTCCTACAAACATTAGGCACTTATGCTCAAGCAACAGAATTAAAAGGACCGGCTAGAATCCTTGAAGATATTGCAAACACTGAAAACATAGGAGGAAGTAGTTTGATAGCATCGATGCGTGAAGCAAGAAACGCATTGAAATTAGGACTTACAGGGGCAACACTAGAAAACAAAGTTAATAGTGATGAACTTGTATTACCACCCATAACAGGAACCATGAGCACCTTAGGTATCCCAGTTATTACGGGTGCAGCAATTGTCCCTGGCAGTCTTGCAGGCAGTCCAGAGACACAATTAATACCACCCAATCTAAGTATCTTCAACACTCCGTCGAATACTAGGGCGGTAATCTTACCGAAAGCAGCAGTAGAACAAGTGATAACTTGTAACTGTGATTGCTGGGTAAAATAATGATTATCTGATAATCACAATTTAAAGGAGTCAATTATGACCTACATAAACATCATTAAGATGTTTCTGTTGTTGCCATTAATTGCATTCGGGCTGTATATTAATACACCTACCGAATCAGTGCAGCAAGAAACTGAATCTACAAAGGTTCAACGAGTAGTAGATAAAAAGCAATTACAATGCTTGGCTGACAATATCTATTACGAAGCAGGGGGAGAACCTACTGAGGGTAAAGCCGCAGTAGCAAGAGTAGTTCTCAATAGAGTTAGTCATGGATTCGCTACAACACCATGCAAAGTAGTCTATCAAACCACAACGGTTCAAAAGACTGATTCAGATGACGAGACATTCTGGGTAAAGATGTGTCAATTCTCATGGGTATGCGAGGGCAAAAGTAACCCAAACCGTAACTCACATCGTTACCAAAGTTCTTTACAAGTAGCATACGATGTGTTAGCATATGATATGTATAAAGATATAATACCCAAGACAGTATTATTCTTCCACAATACTAGTGTCAAGAACAGTTACCCACATGAGGTTGTAGCTAGAATTGGTAACCATATATTCTACAAAAAGAAACCTGTTAATGGAAAACGAAAACAAAATAGAGATATCAAGGTCACCAGAGAAGGACGAGTTCAGTCTGAAAATGTATAGAGACAAGTTAGTAGAAAACCCTGATGATGAAAATAGTAAGGATATGCTAGGCTATTATCTAGACTTTGGGAAGTGTAGACGAGAGCAAGAAAGTGACCCAGAGTGGCAGAAAGATAACTTAGAATACGACCTACGCACTAGTAAGCATATGGTCGAGAAAGTACGTGCTAGTAAAGACTATGCACAAAATCTCTATGCCGCCTTCTGTAACAACGAGTTTCAAAAGAACGACACATTCCCTATACTACAGGACAAGCGATGGAGTTGCAGTTGGCGATATGCCGGGGGCATACTTGCAGACATGTCTGGACAGGGTGACTATATGGA